CCTCTTTCCACAATTACCAATAAATTGGTAATTAAGAAACTCAACGATTACTCGTTGAGCCCCACCCACCGCGGTTGCTTTTTAATCCGCGGTCGCCTCGGTTGGCCAGCCTCCCATTTTGACAAGGGAGACTTACCAGGTTCTTCAATGAAGAACTGCATTAACGAGGCTTCACCACTCCCACGCACTTTAGCTCCCCTTGAAAGGAGCTGAAGAGCGAGTGCTTCCCTCTTGTGAAGACTAGCGTTCCAGCGGGTTTTAATGCCCTCGAGGAACACGCCTTTACAGTAGGTGAAGATGGGAATGGTCCCGATATCCTGGTCCGTCCTGAGGAGGAGCGCAAGCTCCCTAGCAGGTACTGTCTTTAGGATTACATCAGCGGTGTTCCACATTCCTTTCTTATGAAAGTTATTGGAGCATTCGATGATGGAACCCAAGGATTCGGGTTTGCTCTGGCTATAGGGAGTGCGTATGTACGCAGGGGTCACGTCGACCCCGTCAAAAGCGTCCATGCCGCAAGCCTCACGGAAAAGTCCCTGGTGAAAGGACTTATCCTTGTTGACCTTCAGTAGGCATTCTTGAAGGATGTCCACTAAAGTCCCGTAGGCATCTGCGCGGATGATGATATCATCACCAAACACACGGATGTCCTTAGCCCTTCGGCGCATGCCAGCCATCGTGACGTCCCAATCCTCGTCTTTCACCATAAGGGCAAAATGCCCGAGTAGTGTAAAGACAATCGTTTGGATTGGGAAGGTTACGGCAGAACCCATCGTGCTGAACTTCTTAAGAAGGACAGTACGAGGTCCAGACCCAGTCAATCGTGCTGGAATCTGGATATACCGGGTTCTGCATGCATGCAGGCAGTCTAACAGGACATGGTGTCCTTGAAAGACGTACTCAACTAGGCGTGTCGTTAAACGATCACTTGCCTCGCTGAGATCGATAGTTGCATACTCGCCTGTCTTGGATGAATCCAATGCAAGCTCTTGGCTGTAGGATTGATTCCTAAAGTCAATAGAGAGTGCAAGAGGAGAGGATGATACCTTTTCCTCCAGCCATCTCTGTAAAGAACCTTGAGCCCACTGATGGGCAATAGGTTCTGCAGCTATCAACCGGGGACCCTTCTGGGTCTTCGGTACTGCATGCATAAGACTGCCTATCTCCTTATCGCTTGACCAACGGGCCACGAAGTCGTGACTCGCAAACCAATCGGCAGGGAAGATAGATTCTAGTTTCCTCGGCCAAATCTCGAAATCATACTTGATTCCGGGTGTAGCGTCAGAAACGGCGCCTGGACCGTGCTTAGGTCTCAAACTGAGCACATCTAGATGGCCCCATGAAGCAGTGAGCCGACGACATAAGTCGCGGAGTCTGTTCCATGGTAAGCTAGAACTGCAGTGGCTTACGCCAAATAGGTCGGTCTGACGAGACTCGACCCACCACGATCCATAGATTGGATGGCCCTCACGGGTCTTCCAGATCGGATCATCGGAGTCCCAACTATCAGGGTGAGACGGAGGAAGCGAATGTTCAAGCTTGAGAAAGCTCGAAATAGAAGCTTCGATCCGCTCCTGCTCACACTGCATATTCAACTTCTTGGCAAAGTAGTAACTCTGCCGGAGGAAGAAGACTGCAGTATGGTCAGGACTTTCCCTAAGCACACCTTCACGATCGAAGACGCGTTCCCATAGGTACCAAAGGTACTTAGGGATCTTCGAACCAGGACGGTGGCCGTGATAAAGCGGCCTGTTGTCCTGAATGCGACCATTTGCAAGGCAGTGGTCTAACCACTTACCAGCAGCTGGGAGGACGAGGGTAGCAAAAGCTATACCATGCTCCTCCATCAAACCTAGAGAAAATTTCTCTTGTTTTGATATCGCAGAGTGAAGGTCCGGGTAAACGTTGTTTATGTCTTTCGACATGCCAACTATAGCCCGGGACACTATCGACTTGTGGATTTTCATGATTTCTCCTTTCAAGAGGTGAATCATCCATGATTTGCGATAAAACGCTATCTTGGAGGCTAGTCAGGCATCCAAGAACAAGAGAGAGACGAGTAAATCGTCGAACCACCCCATCGAAGGGGAATGGAAAGCTGAGTATCAGCTCTCTCCTGCAATGAGCCCATCTTTCTGAGCCGTCAACAGGGTGATGAACCCTGCGGCGAGCTTGGTAAGATAGGTCGGATCGGAACCATCGGCCAGACGGAATACCGTCGAAGCCGTATAGAGCCGTTCCGGTACAGTCGGGGTGGCGTACACACGATGTTCGAAGAACATATTGTGACGATCGACAGGCGTCGACTGACCCTTTTCGACTGAATTACGAAACTGGAGTGTCATAACCCCAGTAGTCGTCTTCAGAAGATAGGTGGAGCCGAAGTTGTCCTGGTTAACGCGCACAAGCACGTTAGCCACACCATCGATTGTAATCGTAAGCGTATTCGCAAACATAGTGTCCTCCTTGGGACAGTTACAGGGACCGCCGACCTCTATAGGCCCGCGATACATGCAACGACCCTAGGATTGACAGTTGCCCAGCCGAGAGAATCGGCATGGGCATGGAAGGAAGTGGGGATTGGAAGCCGTACGGCATTCTAGAATGCTGAACGGCCATCTTGACGCCATCGGTTATTCGCCGAAAATCGTCAAAATCCTTAGCTTTATGCCTGGCAGTAGTTACTGCTTCAACCATCACACACGCGTGCGATGGAGTAGCGATGACACGGTTACCTGATTTAATCAGATCACCAATGTTGACAAAGTAGTCAACAAGCCAAGACCAGGGTAAAGCTTCCCAAACGGCCAGAGGGATGTTGTCGGCTGTAAAACCGGCAGCACGCCTGAATATCTCAGGTTTCCCTCTTGGTAGGTAAGGTTTATTAGCAGTCCAACGGACTGACCCCCATTTACGGGTGGTACGTTCCTCCTCAACGGTGACGTATTGTACGTAACCGCACGTGGAGTGTACAGGCCAAGAGTAACCACTCTTGGAATGTGTATCGCCTAATGGAACCTTCCCACGTAATCCCTTCTTTTCAAGCTTTTCCATCATCGCTGCCGTCTTGGCAAGCGACTCCTGGAATGTAGCTATCGTAAGCAAGTCAGATAGAAACGGTTTCCAACCAAACTGGATAGAGAGGTTGGCAACAGCGGCATCGGAAACAGCGGACCTCGATCGAATGAGGTTACGCCAATTCTTGCCGTTTCTTATAGCGTCTGCTATCCGACCACCCTGCCTGATAAGATCAGGCGCATCTCGCAACTCTGCTATAAACGCAGGTGCGAGAAAACGAGGGTTGGCGGGGTTAGACCGTGCAAACAAGGTTGTAAAGTCCGACGACACGATTTCGTTTGTAGCGAAACCGAGAGGCAAATCATAAAAGCCAGAAGGACAGGCCGAGAAGCCTGGATTCTGAGCTCCATATGGTGCATCTGGTTTATTCTCTAAGAGAGAACCTGTCGTCTCCGATTTCTCAGACCTGAATGGGTTATTCCCACCCGGGTTGTTTGAAACCGAGACTTGTAGTTCCGCGCGGAACCGTTCTTTCTGAACGGAAGTCCACGTGGGACCTCCACACCGATAACCGCCAGTGGCGGAGTCAGTCTGGACCTTGATTGCCATTGAACCACTTCCTATAGTGGGACCCAAATGGACAGAGCATTTCAACTCTGCGAGAGCGCCGACGGGCG